CTAAAAGCGTGTGCCTGGGCCGTGGGCAGGAGTTCGACCCGTCTGTTTCTTCGACTGGTGCCAAGCGTGGCAATCTGCGCAAATACTGCACACTGAAATGCCGGAACAAGATCTATTCTCGCAAGTACGCCAAGCCCAAAGCGTGCCGGGTGTGCGGCGGGGAGTTCATTCCGATTCACCACAACACGGGAATCTGTGGATCGGCCTGCCGCAATATTGAGAGGCAGATCGCAGAGGCGACAAGGCTGCTTCCATGTGTAGGCTGTGGCGCGATGTTCAAGAAGCGACACGACCGACACGGCTACAACCGCTATTGCAGTCGAGAATGCTTCTTTACGAGGGGCAAGCAGCAGCCGACAGTGAAAGGGGATAGTCGGCGAGTGGCCCCCGCAGTCCGGGCGTTTGTGTTGTTCCGGGATGGAAACAAGTGCCAGTGCTGCCGAAAGACGCTACGGCATGACGTCAATGACAAGCATCCTGACAAGGCAAACATCGATCACGTGATTCCCCGTTCGCGTGGCGGATCCCATGAGTCCGTGAATCTTCAGGCATTGTGCAGGAACTGCAATTCCAAGAAAGCTGACCGGAGGTTGAATCTGTTCTGATGGCACGTCCTCCCAAACCCGTTGAAGTCCTCAAGATGACGGGGGCTTATCGAGCAGATCGACACAAGGCCCGCAGCGATGCGGCTAAGCCGGAGGGGACCGTTGTTTGCCCGGAAAAACTGGACACGCTGGGGCTGACACAATGGGATCTGATTCAACAGACGCTGTTGCCATTGGGGTATCTCACGTCTGCTGATCAGCACGTGATCGACCTATGCTGTCGGCTGTGGAGCCTTCTGCAAAACGCCATTGCAGCGGCACAGCTTGAGCCGACCGACAAGGACGCACGGGCGGCGGTGGTGGCCTATAACCAGCAGTGGCTAGCCTGTTCGGCCCGCTTGGGGCTGTCTCCGATTGATCGGATCAAGCTGGCGGGCATCACGGGCAAGAAGCAGGAAGACCCCGCCGACGAGTTCTTTACGGGGGCCGGATGATGGAATTCTGGTTCGACTCGGAAGCGGGCGATAGAGCGGTGAGATTCTTCCAGACTCAGATACGCCTTGTGGAGGGACAGGCGAGCGGGATTCCGTTTGTCTTGCAGCCGTGGCAAGCCAAGATCGTCCGCGACATCTTCGGGTGGAAGCGGGCGGATGGGACGCGGCGATATCGTACTGTCTATCTGGAAGTTCCGCGAAAGAACGGAAAGAGCACGTTGGCGGCGGCATTGTCGATCTACCTTTTGCTGTGCGATGGTGAACAGCGTCCCCAGGTCTATTCAGCGGCTGGTGATCGTGGGCAAGCCCGCATTGTGTTTGATGCGGCCCGGGCGATGGCAAAGGCGAATGATCGGATAATGTCGGAGGTGCGACTCTTACATAACAGAGTGCTGGCCCAGAAGACCGGGGGATGGTACGAGGCATTGAGCGCGGAGGCATTCACGAAGCATGGTCTGTCCGCAAGTGGGATCATCTTCGACGAGTTGCACGTCCAGAAATCCCGCGAACTGTGGGACGTTCTTACGACGTCGGTCGGCGCACGTCGTCAGCCTTTGGTGATTGCGATTACAACGGCAGGGCACGACCGATCGTCGATCTGTTGGGAGATGCACCAGAGGGCGAAGGCGGCTTTGGATAATCCGGATGCGGACCCTTTCTTTTACCCGGCGATCTTCGGGGCGGAGGACAATGAGGACTGGACCTCGGAAGAAGTCTGGAAGAAGGCAAACCCCAATTTCGGCGTGAGCCTATTTCCGGATTACCTGCACGAGCGATGCAACGAAGCCCGCCACAATCCCGGGGCCGAAAACACATTTCGGAATTTGCACCTCAACCAGTGGACCGAGCAGGCAGTACGCTGGATTCAGATGCACCATTGGGACGCATGCCGCACTGACTTCGACATCTCGGAGTTCTCGGGGGAGCCGGTTTGGTGTGGCCTCGACCTTGCATCAACGCGCGACATCAACGCGCTGTCGATGGTGTTCAAGCGGGACACGGATTACTACGTGAAGTGTCGGTACTGGATGCCGGAGGAAGTCGCCGACATTCGAGGTAAACAGGACCGCGCACAGGCGAAGCGATGGGCATCGCAAGGGCTGATCACGCAGACAGACGGCAACGTCGCAGACTACGGGGTGATCTGTGCGGAACTGTGCGAGGTGGCCGAGCGGTTCGACTTGCAGTGTCTGGCCTACGACCCCTGGGGGCCAGCCCGAGCAATGGCCCAGCAATTGGCAACGGCTGGATTCCCAGCGGAGAAGCTGAAGGAATTCCGGCAGACGATCGGCAGCTTTGCGGCTCCCTCGAAGGAGTTCGAACGCAGGATCGCGAACCAGACGTTACATCACGACGGCGACCCGGTGTTACGCTGGATGGCAGGCAATGTAGCGGCGGAGCGTGACAAGAGTGATAATATCCGGCCTTCGAAGTCCCGATCTGCAGACAAGATCGACGGCATCGTGGCAACCATCATGGCGATGGGAACCGCGATGGTGTCCGATGACGTGGGCAGCGTTTACGAAGTCAAAGGGAGTCTAGGACTGTGAGCATCATTGCAGGGATTCGGCGAGGGCTGGCGAGCTGGATTGCACCGGAATCCCGGAGCATGTCGCAGCAGGTGGCGGACGCCTTGATGCCTCGTAGTTCGAGCGGTGTGGCAATCACAGAGGCGACGGCATTGTCTGCCTCGGCGGTATATGCCGCTGTCCGAGTGATTGCGGAGACCGTGGCCCAGCTTGAATGGGAGGTCTACGAACGGCAGGACGAAGCAAATATCGAACGGTACGATCACCCGTTGCGGCTGCTGTTGGATCAGGAACCGAATAGCGAGATGACGGCGTTCTCGTGGCGCATTGCCATGATGACCAGTTTCTATCTTCACGGGAACATGGTCGCGGAGATCGAACGCAATCGGGGTGGGCGTCCCGTATCTCTCTGGTGGTTGCATCCGTCGCGAGTGTCTGTGCATCGCGATGGAATGGGGAAAATCTACTACTCTGTCTCCGATGAACACGGGTTGAACGCTGTTCGCCTCGAAGCCCAGAACGTCTATCACGTGCCGTTGCTGGCGAGTGATGGCATTGTGGGGAAGGGACTGGTACAGCGAGCTCGTGATTCATTCGGTCTAACGATTGGGATGGAGCAGTACAGCGGCAGCAGTTTTGCCAACGGAGCCCGGCCCGGCGGGATCCTCAAGCATCCCGGTAAACTCACACCAGCGGCACGGAGCAACATCAGGGACGAGTGGGACGCGATGCACCGGGGAGCCGACAAGGCTGGACGTATTGCCGTTCTCCAAGAGGGCATGGAGTTTCAGGCTATGCAGATGAGCGCGGTGGATGCCCAGTTGTTGGAGCAACGGCAATTCCAGATTGCGGAGGTCGCGAGGTGGTTCAACATTCCGCCCCACCTGTTGCGGGACTTGAGCCGGGCGACCTTCGGCAACATCGAGCATCAATCGATCGAATACAAGACCTACACAATCCGACCTCTTGCGATTGCGATGCAGCAGGAGGCACACAGAAAACTGTTCTCGGCTGAGGAGAAGCCGACATACTTTACCGAATTGGACCTCGACGACCTCTCACTCGCGGACCTCAAGAGCCGGTATGATGCCTACGCTGTGGCTCGGCAAAACGGGTGGATGAGTGCCAACGAGATCAGGGACCGAGAAGGGATGAATCCGATACCAAGCGACGACGGCGACGCCTATCTGGTCAATGGGAACATGGTGCCGATTACTACCGCCATGACTGCGAGCCAGACGTTAGCGGTTGGAGCAACGAGCGTTGCACAGGCGGAGGAGGACGATTCCCCAGACATGGAAGACGCCTTGCGGGGCATCTTGGAGAACGACCTCACCCGGCTGCTGAGCAAGGAGAGGAACGCGGCGACCCGTGCGGCCAACAAGCCCGGCGAGTTCCTCGGGTGGCTGGACACGTTCTACCAAGAGCACGCGGCCACACTGGAGCAGGCGATCGGCCCGACCGTGAGAGCGTTGGGGTTGCATTTGCGGCAGTCTCTCGATGCGGCTGAGATTGTCAGGCGTCACGTCGAGCAGTCCCGACAAGCCCTGTTGACCGCGTGCGAGGTGTCGGCGGACAGGCTGCCCGAGAGCGTCGAATCAGTTGTATCCCGGTGGGATGCACGGAGGGCGACCGAATTCGCCAGGGAGGTTGTGCGATGAGCGATCGAGAGTACCGAGCGTGCGCGGAGATTGAATTGCGGTCTGAGCCCGATGGCAAGGTGACTTTGCGGGGCTATGCGGCGGTGTTCAATTCACTCTCTCAAGACCTCGGCGGGTTCGTCGAGATCATCCGGCCCGGTGCGTTTACCCGTTCACTGGCGAGCGGTGCTGACGTGCGGTTCCTCGTGAACCATGACGGCACGCCACTGGCCCGCACGAAGTCCGGCACCTTGCGACTCGCGGAGGATCAACGGGGCCTCAAGATGGAGGCGGACCTCGACCCGACAGACCCCGACGTTCAGGCACTGGTGCCGAAGATCCGCAGGGGTGACATGGATCAAATGTCTTTTGGGTTCACTACCAAGAGCGACATTTGGAGGCAGGAAGGAGATCGGCAGGTCCGCGAGCTGCATAACGTGGACCTGTTCGACGTGAGCGCTGTGACCTACCCGGCG